ATGCTAGTGCAAGGCAGATTAAAGCTGGTTCAAATGAAACGGTATCAATTTCAAATCGTGGGATTATTTTAAAAGATGCTAACGATCCACTTAAATACATACAAATGATGCATTCCATAATAGGGTTAACACAAGATGATGGTCAGACTTTTAAAACAGCAATTTCTCCACAAGGTATTGTAGCAGAGAGACTTTATGGAACAATTCTGGCGGGTGAAGACCTTACAATTACAACAAGTTCGGGTGATTTTCTTGTTAACGAATTAGGTGTTCAAATCAATAATCTAACTCTTTCTTTAACTAGAAGTGATAATAAATCTAAAATTTTAATGGATGCCACTAATGGATTTAAAATACAGTCAGGAAATGCAGGTGTTTGGAGTGATGTTTTATCCTTTGATATAAGTGGTAATGGATTTTTCAAAGGTAATCTTGATGTTCAAGGTAGTTTAAAAATCAATGGTGAAGAAGCATTAACTGGTAGTTTAATAAAAGGTAATAAAATAGAAGTTGGTACAGTTGTAGCTGGTAGTGTAAAGGCAGATTGGGTTTATGCAGGTACTTTAACTGCACAACAAATAAATGCGGTTAGTGGTATTATATTGGGTGCTGGAGCAAGTATTAATTGGGCAGAAGTAACAAAACCAAGTTATACTGCTGGTGAAGTAGGAGCATTGCCTGATTCTACAGTAATTCCTACAATACCGAGTTATATTAAATCTACTTATATTGATGCAAGTAGCGTAAGTTCTCCAGCAATTAGAGGAGGATTAATCTCAGGAGCAGTATATACTAATTTAACTGGTACAGTATCAAATCCAACATATAGTTATTGCTTGGAATTGGGTGATTATGATGGACATAATGCTTTTAGCTTTTTTGAATCAAGTAATATTGTGACTAATCCTCCCTCCACAACAAATACCATTTTTTCTGCTTATGATGGAGATGCTTATTATACTGCTTTAGCAGGTAAAAATGGATATACTTTTTTGATTGTTAATGGAGAAATAAATAAGACACAGCCTTATGGCACATGGGATTTTTCTAATGCTACTATCACAGGAGCATCTATTTATAAATTTGGATGAGGTGAGATATGAACGAACTATATTTGGGAAATGGTTATAATGAACAATTTAATCAGTGGTATGCTAATGCAATAAAAGCAGTTTATCCAGAAAAAGTAGTTTTTGATAAGTCAACAATAAATATTACTATTGTTGTTACACAAAACTGTAATTTTGCTTGTGAATATTGTTATCAACATGGTAAGAATCAAGAAAGAATGACAATTGCGACTGCAAAGAAAACTGTAGGTTTTTTACTTAGTGATAAAGTTAATAATTATATAGACATAGAAAACTCTCCATGTATTATATTAGATTTTATAGGAGGAGAACCTCTTTTAGAAATTGAACTAATAGATCAATTTATGGATTATTTTACGTATGAAGCATTTCGTTTAAATCATCGTTGGGCAACAAATTATACAATAAATATGTCATCTAATGGATCATTATATCACACGCCAAAAGTACAAGATTTTGTTAAGAAATATTCAGGAAAATGTAATATAGGTATAACAATTGATGGTACTAAAGAGTTGCACAATAGTTGTAGAAAATATAAAGATGGTAGAGGAACTTATGATGATGTTTATAAAAATGTTCAATTATACCTTAAAAATGGTGGACATCCATCAACAAAAGTAACTCTAGCTCCTGAAAATTTAAAATATTTATGTGAAGCATCTTTACATTTATTTGATATAGGTTATAAATGGCTTCATACCAATGTAGTATTTGAGAATGTATGGAATACTGAATTAGCAAAAGAGTTATATAAACAACTAAAAATGCTTGCAGATATTATGTTAGAAAAAGAGTTGTATGTTAATCACACACAAACATTATTTGATGAATTTATTGGTACTCCTATGAATCCTGAAGAAAATAATAACTGGTGTGGCGGTTCGGGTGACATGTTGGCAATCGGTACAGATGGGAGATGTTATCCTTGCCTTAGATATATGGAATATTGTTTTTCAACTCCAGATAGAAAACCTTTTATTATTGGTAACGTTGATGATGGCATTGTTAATTGTAACGACTGTTCTATGTTATGTGAACTAAAAAGTATTACAAGACGTTCTCAATCTACTAATGAATGTTGGAACTGTCCTATTTCAAAAGGCTGTAGCTGGTGTTCAGCTTACAACTACGATGTATACGGTACAGCAAATAAAAGAGCAACTTTTCATTGCATCATGCAAAAAGCTCGTGTACTGGCTAACTGCTATTACTTTAATAAGCTGTTTCGCAAGTTAAATTTAAGTAAGCGATTTGAATACCATATGCCTAATGATTGGGCTTTAGAGATAATTGACCAAAGCGAAATTGATATGTTAAAAAAAATAAGTGAGGAGATTACTAATGAATCAAATATTTTGCCAAACATCTAACGAAGACGCAAAAAAGCTTAATGATAGTATTATTGAAGTGCAAATTTGTGATAGATTATACAAAGAATCTGTTAAAAGAATAGATATATCTCCATTGGCATTAAAAATAATTTTAGATTATTATTTACAATCATTAAAACTTCATAAACAATTGTGGAAGGAATTGTTAATCAAATATATTGGTGAAGATGATACTGCGACATTTTATAATATTTTAAGATTTGATACAGTTAAAAACTTGATATTTAAAATGGATACTGAGGGGTGTTCTTTATGCTCCAACAAATAGAAATTCAATTAACAGAAGTAGAAAAACTTGCTTTAGAATTCCAAAATTTTCAATATAATTGTTTACAAATTAATTTTAATCAGTTTATGACAAGTAATTATCATTATAATGAGGAACATTATACTCGATTAATTGATACTTTGATAGAAAAATATACATTACTTCAAAAATCTATATTTGAAATTTTAAATAATCATGGGTATGCAAGTATCCCTGTACAAGACTTTTATTCTTTTGTAAATAGCAATATATTAATAATCAATCCATCAAGGAGGTAGATATTTTATGGCTTGTGATTTTGGTTGTGCTTTTACTTGCCAAACATGTGCATCTTTGAGTGATTGTACAGGTAGTTGTACTACAGGCTGTTATTTAACTTGTGTTGATTGCGCATATCTTGGAACTTGTAGTGCAGGATGCGAAAATGGTTGTACTGGTGGGTGTGGTGATATGTGCTCTACGAGTTGTATAAGTAGTTGTAAAAATATTTGTGGAACTTGTGCCGAAAATTCTTCATGTATGTCTACTTGTAGTAACTGTTCTGAATTAGCTGATTGTACAAATGCATGTGCAAAAGATTGTGATGGTGGAGCATATATGTCTCGACCAGCAAACTTTACAGGATTTTCTGATGTTATAACTAACGCAACTAGCAATCCATTAACTGCGACAGATTGGAATGCTTTTACCGATAGAATTATAGCTTTTGCAAAATATAAATCTAAAGGAGATGTAATTGGTAATTTTGATTCTGTATCAATAGGACAAAACTTTACAGCAGGTACATTTAATCAGGCTGTGGGTGGCTTAAATACATTGAGTAGTTTTATAACTGAACCTATACCAGCAACGGTAAGCAGCGGAGATGATTTATATGCTTTATATATACAAAAATTAAAGAATGCATTAAATTCGATAAATTAAAAGGGGCTTAAATAACCCCTTTTAAATATGGTATTTAATTATTTATATAATTTTTCAAGACTATAATATCCATTCTTTAAAGTTTCATCAAGTGTATTCCATTTTTTATAATAATTATTAAAGTATGGTAGCAATATACTATTTGCATTCACTATTTCTATTTGTTCATTTTTCTCGTTAAAATTAGCTATTAATCCGAAGTCATTTAAGTCTGTAAGTTTAACATAAATATCTCCATCAATGCTATACCACTTAACATCTTTGGATTCTCCGTTAAAAAATACAGGAAACGGGTTAGGCACTACATTTAATTCTGTTGCCGCAAATACCACTCCACTTGATAGAAATAAACCAATGATAAGACCTAATACAATTTTCTTCATAATTATCTCCATATAAATTATTTAGCAAATATTATTTATTTAC